TTAAGGCTGACCTGGTGTCTTGCAAAACTCATTTCAATATCTCGTGGATGTAGACCTCGATGCGAGGGTCATAGGAATATTCTTTTTCAATCACTAAGCGAATTACTTGTTTGTCATCGACGTAGACCACATGGCATGCGTCTAGCACGGCCTTGGCGACGTTATCAATGTCCGGCTTGCCTGGTATTAACTCACCGCGCAGCGCCTGCATTTGCTTGCGCTTTGTCCAGCTTGGCGGTATGCCGTAAAAGGCCAAAATGCGCATGCTAATGGGCGTGGTAAACAGATCCATGCCGTGCATTGCAAACGTGGCCTGGTGCGCGATGGCCTGCTCATACGTCACAGTCTTTGCGTCGGTGTACATGCGCACAAAGCCGCCTCTGGTGCTGGCCCGTGGCCGGCCCTTGCCAACCGGGTTGCCAGGCACCACAAAGTACAGGGCCGCGCTCATAGCAGCCCGGCCTGTCGCATGTCTTGCACAAACTGCAGCACGTCAGGGCAAGGAATGTCGCGCCAGCAACCAGCGTCACCCGTCATAAAGAGCGCCTCGGTCAATACGTCCTCCGGTATTGGCTGGCCGTCCTTGGCCATGTCCAAAATCTTGTTGGCTTCCTGGTGGTTCATTGCTTAACACCCGACAGAAAGCGCTCAAGCCTGGGCGAGAGCGTGCCGTAGCGGGGCTGCAGCTGGTCTCGCACGCACTGGTCAATCAGGGATGAGATAGAGCGGCGCTGGTCTTCGGCTGCCTTGTCAAGCAGCAGGCGAGTCTCAGGGCGCAGCCTGGTGAGGAAGGGTTTGAGTGTGTTATCCATGGAGCATTAGTGTATATCGCTCCGATATTGGACAGAACACCTAAGTAACTGATTTTTTGCTGAATTAGGGTAAGTCCCTATGGTTAGGCATACTTTTGGGGGTTGTACACCGATATCGCTTTGTGTTTATAATCCTTCCATGTTCAACGCACAGATGACGTGCAAGGAGTTCAACATGATCAAATTTGTAGCTTACTTCCGAGTGTCAACAGATCGCCAGGGCCAGTCAGGTCTTGGCTTAGATGCACAGCGCCAGGCTGTTGCTCAACACGTCGGTGACCAAGAGTTGGTTGCTGAGTTTACAGAGATCGAATCTGGTCGCAAGACAGATCGTGTGCAGCTGGCTCAGGCTATGAGCCTTGCCAAGCGTACAAAGTCCGTCCTGGTGATTGCCAAACTTGATCGCCTGGCACGCAATGTTCACTTCATATCCGGCCTGCTTGAGTCTGGCGTACCTTTTGTCTGTGCTGACATGCCAGAAGCTGACCGCACCTTTTTGCAAATGTCTGCAGTGTTTGCTGAGTGGGAAGCACGTAAGATCAGCGAGCGCACAAAGGCTGCCCTTGCACAAGCCAAGGCCCGTGGCACACGCTTGGGTTGCCCAACCCCTACAGTTGGCAGCGCAGCTGGCGTGGCCAGCATCAAAACCAAGGCAGACGCCTATGCAGCACGCATGCTGCCAATGGTGCGCGACATCCAGGCACGCCTGGGTGCAGCCACCCTCAGAGACATTGCTGCCGAGCTCACATCTCGCGGCATTGAGACCGCCAGGGGCGGCACAGTCTGGCACGCAAGCCAGGTTTCTAACTTGCTCGCAAGAGCTTAATTAAGGGGAAAACCATGAAAGAAAAATTGATCAATGCAGCCTACGTTGTGGGCACGTTCCTAGTCTTTGGTGGCTGGGGTGTATTGCTGGCGTGGAGGGGTTGATTATGAATACTAGATTTTTGACTCACGTTCGCCGCATCTTTGCTGGTTACGATGCACCGCCTGCCACGATCCGCTCTTATCAACGCCAGTGGGTGCGATCTGTTCGCCGGCTTGGTGACAATTGGTTGATGGCCAAACAGGTTGAAAAGATTCAATCATGAAGGCAATTGGTCGCGACATAAAGCAGCGCCAGCTCGACATTTTTGAGCAGCGTGACCACCAGTTCTTAGAACGGTGCAGGGCGCTGGCCGTGGTTCTGTGCAAGCAGCAGGGCCAGGTGTCCATCAATGACATCAGGCAGTTCATCGAAGTGCCATCAGGCGTACATCCATCGGTGCTTGGTGCCGTATTTAGAACCAAACAATTTACAACGGTCGGCTTTACTGAAGCTGTCCATCCTCAAGCACATGCGCGCATTGTGCGTGTGTATTCTCTTGCAACAACAAAGGAGTAAACCATGGCCGGAAAATTAACCGATGACAAGTCAATGAGCGCCAGCAGATTGCCGGGGCTGATGGGCTTTAGCAAGTACAGCACGCCCAATGATGAGCTGCAGTTCTCAATCAACGCCATCGATGGCAAAGAACGCCCCGACATTGGCAACGAAGCCATGGGCTGGGGCAACACCCTAGAGCCGGTGATCCTGATTGAGGCAGCCAAGCGCCTGGGCATCACCGAATTTAACACCGAGATCAACCAGGCATACACCCACAGCAGCGTTGCGCTGTCGTGCAGTCTGGACGGCGTTGGCAATGGCACCGGCCAGGAGATCACCACCGACCCCGATAAGGGCATCTTCGTGGTTGGCCAGGATTCTATTGTGCTCGATGGCCCAGGCGTGCTGGAAGCCAAGCTGACCAAGACCATGCCAGAGGACGTGCCTCACCTGGCGCGTGGCCCCATCCAGCTGCAAGGCCAGATGCTGGTCACCGGCCACAAATGGGGCGCTGTGTGCGTGCTGTACCAGGGCATCGAGCTGCGCGTGTTCCTGTTCGGCCCGCACTACGACACCCAAAAAGAGATTGTCAAGGCCGTGCTGCAGTTTGAGAGTAAGCTGGACAAGTACCGCCGCAGCGCTGAGATTGACTGGTATCCACCGGCCAGCAGCAAGGAGCTTGACCGCATCTACCCACAGGCTGTCATCAAAGAAGAGATCGAGCTGCCAGGCAGCGTCACCGACTTGGCCAAAGGCATCTTAGAAAACAAGGCAGCCATCAGAGCAGCCGAGACTCACATCGAAACAGCAGAGAAGCTGATCAAGGCGCAGCTGGGCCAGGCAGAGAAGGGCCGGGCAGGGCACTACGTCATCAGCTGGCCAATGCGCAATTTCAAGGCAGCAGCCGAGCGTTTAGTGCCGGCTAAAGAAGCGTACAGCGTGCGTCAATCCACGCTGTCAATTAAGGAGTGGCAGTCATGATCTGCACACTCATTGCAATTGGCTGCCTGATGATCGGTGGCACCGTCGGCCTGCTGGTTGCTTCGCTGTGCTTCATTGCAAAGGACAACTGACATGAACCTACCAGACCGCCCAGCCATCCGGCACGCATACGAATGCGCTGTCGTGGCACTGCTCAATGCGAGCGACGCAACCGAGGAGGAGGCCGAAGCGTTTGTCGATGCGATGGCCGACCTCATTTTTACAACCATGAAACAGTACATCGAAGAGGAAAATCAAAATGCAACTGACAACCACTAACCAGCGCGGCTTCGCGCCAACCACCCTCACAGAGGCCATCCAGTTCAGCGAGATGCTGGCCAGCTCCAGCATGGTGCCCAGGGCATATCAGGGTAAACCCAATGATGTCCTGGTGTGCTTGCAGTGGGGCTATGAGATGGGCATGGCACCCATGCAAGCGCTACAGAACATTGCTGTGATCAACGGCAAGCCCAGCATGTATGGTGACTCACTCATGGCTTTGGTGCAGGCCAGTCCCATGTGCGAGAACATCGAGGAATATTTTGAGAACGAAGGCACGCCTAACCCCGTGGCTGTCTGCGTGGCCAAGCGCAAGGGACGCACCCCGGTGGTCTTTAAGTTCTCTGTCGAAGAAGCGAAGCGAGCCCTATTGTGGGGCAAGGCCGGCCCATGGACGGCATACCCCAAGCGCATGATGCAGATGCGTGCCCGTGGGTTTGCGTTGCGCGATGCCTTTGCAGACGTTCTCACAGGGCTGATCACAGCCGAGGAGGCCCATGACTACCCTGCTGAACAGAAAAGCGCTCCAGCGCCCCGCCAAGCCCCTGCAAACCCCCTTGACCTAGTGGCCAAGCCGGTGGAGTTGGCAGCGCTAGCTGAGCCAGAGATGCTAGAGCAAGCCGAGGTGGTCGAGCACGTTGAGCTCCAGACTTTGGTCGACCAACGGCCTGATGACATTAATGACCTGGGCGAAGAGGTGGCTCCCATCGGATTTGCTGTGCGCGTGCCAGGAAAAGAGCAGCCTTACAGCGTGCATGACACCCTAGAAGACTGGGCAGATGCATACGAAGAGCTGGCCGAGAAGACGGCGAAAGCAGGCAAGCGACCAGCCCGCGAGCGCATGACAATCTTGAAGGAGCTGAAAGAGTGCAACCAGGAAACCATTGGCCGCATCGACACCATGAAACGTGTCAGGCACACGGCCAACTACCAGAAGCGCATCAACGCACTTGGCGCAGCTCAGTGATTAAGACGTCAGGACTTTGATTGCTTTTTCAATGTGGTGGATTCGGTCATCTAGGCCGATGAACCCACCATTGATCTTTTTGGTCATGGTCCGGTAGTCTTGGGCATCCGCATACTGGTTGAGCTTGTGGGTGTCCCAAAACCATCCGGCAGTCAGGGCTGCATACTGGGGCGTGGCCACCAGGTCAGGGTTTGCCCAGAAGTCAACACCCAAGGCCTTGCCAGCGTGGAAGTAAGAACTGGAGCCAGTGAGCTGGATGCAGCCTCTTCCGCGAAAACGATACCCATCCCCAGAAGCCTCATCTCGGTTGCCCATCCGATTTGCGTAAACAGTATTGGCAATGAGCTTTGGATTTCGCTGGCAGGCTTGGGCCTTTTCAGCATCAAAGCGCTTGGGCCATGTCTTCATCAGTCCGGCAGCAGAATATGACAGACCCTCTTGAAGCATTTTGAAACCACCACACTCATGGCCACACTGGCCAATAAAGGCCGCTTGGCGCAATGGCGTTGAAATGTCAAAGCGCTGGAATGTTTCGTTGAGCGCATCGACCCACTCTGGGCCAATGTGCAGTTGCTGGAGCTGCTGACTATTGACCATTGACTAATCTCCTTACTTCTTCGTAGGCGGCAACGCAGGCGTTGAGCTTGACAATGGCTTTGTCTCCATCTGCTGCGATATCGATAAGAGCTGCAATAGTCTGTCGCTCAAGTTCGGTTTCAGTGGTATCTGTGGGTTGTGGATTTCCAATGCTAATGGC